ATAACCTCCAATAGTGGCAGCAAAAGTAGCGTCAAACGGAAAAAATCCACCCGCTTCTTGCCATTGTTGAATGGCTGTAATTTCGTACAAAATGCCGTTAAAGTCAGCACCAAAAGGAGGTACACCTCCTGAGCTAATAGCTTGGAAAGTAAGCGGAGGGAAACCGTCAGTCAGTGAAGCTTTGCCGTTTGTGATGCCAATTTGAGAAGCAGTTGGGATCGTGTTTTTATAGGTTGAGCTTGCTGAGTTTGCAAACGGTAGAGGAATCTTTGAAGGGATGTTGGTACTTTGCATAGTTGATCCTATTAATAAGTGACTGTTACGGCAACGCCCGCAGGTCTAGGGAATACCCCTGAATTTTGAACAATAGCCAGTTGCAATGCGTTTGGCACAAAATTGAAATGGTAGGTGAACCCTTGATTAAGTGTATCAATAACGTAAGCAACACCATAAGGACTGCCACTAATTGAAGTGCCAAAGAATTTTTGAAGCAACTGATTAATCTGAGGAACTGACAAATTGCCAATATTTACCGCAGCCTTAATCAAAATCAACTGCCTATAAACAGCGTCTGACAAGTAGTAAGTCGTTGTTGAGGCAACTGAAGTATAAAACGGAGCCTGTCCAAAAGGCTGAGGACCTGTAGTTGCATAACCTGAAAGATAAGCTTCATCAAATCCTAAATAGGCAGGTGAACCGGGAATTTGTAAGTAGCGAGGAACGTTGACAATCGCACCCCAAATATCTAATCCAGTACCTACCGCAGTGTATACATCCCAAATATTTAAGTAAAAATTAGCAATATCAGCAGAAGGATCAACTGCACTATTGTAAGAACTAAGCAGACCGTCAATCGCTGGCGAATCACAATATTGACTTAAAAGAGTTTGATCCCAATTTTGCATGATTAAACCAATACCACCGCAATATTAGAAGCTGAAAGAGTAGGCAACTGATCGATGCCGAATGCAATAAGTAAAGTGCTTGGGCTTGCACTTAATCCCAAATAGACTTCAATTACATTCACCGCAGAACTAATAGCATTAATGTTTGCATAATAGCGACCTGAGTACGTTGTCGAGTTAATAGTGACCGCAGCTCCTCCATCTTGACCATTAAACGATGCCAAAACAGCGTTTTGAACAAGCTGAATAATGTTTGAAGGCAACAAAGGATTATTTTGAATGTTTACAGTAAAGTAAGCAGCCGTTGACGTTGGAGTCAAATAAGTAACCGTATAAGGAATTGGAGTTGCGTAAGTCGTGTCATAAACGGTAACGGTTGTATTGCCGTTATATCCGCAGCCCGGTGGTTTTTTATTCCATATAGCCTGAGCAATAGCAGAGGAAGTTCCTCCAGCAACACTAACGCAAATTGAATGAGCTGCCAATGGATAACTGGTTGCCCCATAATTTACGGTTACGTTTGACGAATTATCAACAACAACTGCTTCAATTACATTAGGAACAGCTAAAACGGCTGCTTGAATTGATTGGACAGAATTTACTGCATTAACCGCAACGCTTGCTTGTCTACGCAATTCAAAGGCTGCACGAGACTCAACATTGTTTCCAAGAGCCCCAGCAGCAGGATTGGAAACTGTATTCCATCCAGCAACGGCTGTATAAATCTTATTCAAAGATCCAATAGGACAAGCAATAGGTCCAGTAGTTTGATTTTGGAATTGAACTGTTATGCTACCACTTGCAGGTATTGTTGCTGCAGCAGTTGAAGCGTATAAATAACCGCTTGAGTCTTGAGCGATAGAACCAGCCGGAATAACTGTACCAACTGCTCCTACGCAAGTTGCATTTACTACTGTTCCCGAAGCTTGAATTCGGGTCATAAAGTAAATGTAACCAATCGCATCTTGCCAAATACCGGAAGCAAACGCTGGATTTACTTGATTGGCAATGTAGGCAATCTGATTGTTTTTATCGCCAATAATGGCAGTTTCGGTTTGAGCAAGCTGACCTTGTGGAGTGGTAAGACCGGGATTTACACCGCCTCCAAAGGCTGCATTGATGTCGGCTTGAACTCCAGCAAGAATATCTGATTCTGCTGGCAGGACGGGTGCGCCATTAGTCCATGTAATTGACGGTACGTTAGTGCTCATTTATCCTCCGAAAGCCACATTATTTGCGACTCCATCCGTATCTATAATTTGAATTTGTCCAGCCAAAGAACGATTTTGGAAGGACGTAAAAGTTGCTTGTGCTGCTGCTACGTCAGGAACAGTCAAAGCTGCGTCCTGAAGTTGCTCAGCAACGTACTGCAAAGGAGGAAACTCCCCAAGAATTTGCTGCCAATAGGGAATACCCTGAGTGGTGTCGTACCAGCATTCGCCCAAAAATGTACGAGTTACTGAAGCCACGTCTTGAGCGATTGCATAAGGTGCGCCAGCTAAAGCAATGTTTCCGTTGACATCGAGAACGAGATCCCAAGCAGTTTGATCTAGCAGTAAGGTATTGTGAATTATCGTCATACTGGAGTTCCTGTTTGACCGCCACCTGTTGTAACACCGCCATGTTTATGAGTATGTAAGCTTGTACCCGCAGCCGTAACGTCACCCGTTACAGTCATTGAGCCACTAAATGTCGCTGCTCCACCGCTTGTCTGACTTACCGCACCATTTAAGACGATTGACGGGGCATTAATCGTACAAGCTGAGGAAGCGTCAATCTCAACATTCGGAGAAACCACTTTCACCATTGTTGACGCATCTACTTCGACATTTGGTGCGTTTATTGTAACCTTGGTGGGAGAAAGTATGGTAATTCCTGAGCTATTAAATTGAACGTATTGAGTAGGAGCTTGTCCGATAATGGTCATTAAATAAACCATGTCAGACATATCATTTTTACGATTTGACCCGGGGGCAGCAACTGCTCCAGTATTTTTAACGGTTGAAATATCTCTATCGCAAACCGTTCCGATGCCAATGTCTCCGACTACTGGGTCAAGGATGACACCATTCGCTCCACCTTGAATACGCATATAAGGAACGCCATGAATAATTCCATGCGCCCAAGCTTGACCATTACCGTCTACCGAACTAACTAAGGGCTGTACGTCTACAGTGCCAATAGGGGAAACTCCACCGCTATTTGTGACAGCAACGACTTTGACTGGAATAGCAGTCCTAAGACCGGATAAAGCTGATCGGACAATAAAGTCCATGCGCCCCACTTCCGAGGCATTATCTGCGGGGACGTGGTTAGTCTGAATAGGTTGATTAGTTGACTGGTACATTGATCGCAGGGCTTAATTTAGAGGTTGTAAACCAAGGACCGTCAGGAGTCAAAGTGCTTAGTTCATGAGTGGCAAATTGAACTGGAAATTGTCCGTTTGCTTTTGGCAATCCTGAAGTAAGATTTATTGTCCTACCAATGGCAATAATTGGGTTGAATTCGGATCTGACAGTAAAGCCAGCTTCCCAGTAATAAGGGTATCCAATAAGCCCAGTCTGAGGACTTAAATCTACTACGATGTCGTCCCTAGTCCCACCATTGGGGAAAATATTGACAGAGTTATTTTCAATAATCAACGGAAAAGACGCAGCTCTTGCAACGGTTTGAATTTGATCTATCAACGATCCTGACAAGTATTGATTTTGAATTACCGCATGAGCACCCTTGGAATTATTAAACGTCCAATCGGAACCCAATAAATTAGTCAATGACGCAATAATGTCTTCCGCATTTTGCGCTCCTTGATAGGTATTCGGAGCTGAAGGGGCTGCTTTGTTGTAATAACCAGCCACTGCAGCGCATACAAAACTGACCTCGGGAAGATTTGATAAGTCAATAAAGCTGGAAATCAAAGTTCCTGAAAATACCTGATTTAAGGTCCCGCCTTGATCTCCCGCTTCTACAGTGACCGCTTGATTTTGAACTGCTACCATATTTGAGCCAGTGCTTGAATACTGATTCATCTGATCCAAAGTCATTCCATAGACTTGCAGTTGAAGCTGTCCAAAAGCGTTATTGCCACCGGGATTAGTAATTACTGCAGAGCAACGCAATCCCTCAAGAATCAATGGCTCAGCATCTGCGCTTGAAAACGTTAAATTGATCTGACGGACGGCAAAGGTCATGATTGATAGATTAATTGATAACGAGAGCCCAATCCAGTGTAGTACGGATCACTGGTCCCTTGAGTGTCAAAAAATGCAAGCTGTCCCGAAAATCCATAATATTTTTCACGAATCAAGCCCACTAAATTAAGGCAAAGAACTGAATTTACGCAGGGGCTATTGTTAACCGTCATGCTGAAATAAAGCCCATTATTTTTTTGAGCCAAGCTAATAGCGCAGCTCTGACCGTTTAGTTGAATGGTAAATGACTGAGCAGCAACTGCAGTAATGGGAATAAATTGAATGGTCATACTATTGCTGGATTCAAACCAGTCGCTCCTCGTGCGTTAGGATTAATAGACCCAAAATTTCCGGTTGGCACTTTAGTCGGAGAAAGTTGACCAAGACTTGTGCTACTTGCGCCCGAAGGATCAGCCGTAGGAACGGTTGGTTGCTGAGCAATTCTGATTTCTTGAAACCATAATTGAGCAATCAATAAAGTCGCACCCTGACGAGCCTCCCTGCGATAATCAACATGGATCAAGTTGCAGCTTTTGTAGGTTGTATTTGGAGTAACTACACTGCAAAGAGTAAGCGAACTCAAAAGCTTTTCAATCGCTGCCAAAAACGCTTCCTTGCTCATTTTTCCATTACCGCTACACGATACTGTTACTCGGCAATCAAAAGGCAATGCGACCTTGTTATAGCTTGAAAAACTACCTTCTTCAAGCGGATAGGTCGGGATTTTTCGCTCCTCTCGATATTCAAAATCGATAAAAGAGTCCGGGCTAAGTAAAGCAGATCCGTTTTCGTCAACAATTCCCCAAGTCGTGCCAAATAAATTAAGGGGAAGTATTTCTCCCACAATCGTTAAAGCTGCTGCAACAAATTGAGAATTATTGCTTCTCGCTAGGGCAGGTACTCCGGGTAATGCTGGGACGTTAGGATAAGGAATATTTGGCATTATCTATTTCCTTGTACGCCTAAATTAATTAATGAATTATTTTGCAATGCTCCACGCAATCCATTGGCAACGCCATTCGCATCGGTAGCTTGAGTATTTACGTTGATTGTGTTGATGTTGGTCTGCACGTTAGTTCCTGCTCCACCGCCAGCACCAACTGGAGCCGTTGCTTTAGCTCCGACCATGCCTTCATGAGCAGACATTGCTTGCTGCACTGCAGCCAACTCGCCCATGCTCAACGGTTTATTCGGATCAATGCCAGTCTTTTTAGCAACGTCAGCAATATACGCATTCGTATTGGCAGCACCATTATCCCCAGCAGGAGACCACTTTCCGACAATCTTGGAAATGGTATTGTTGCCACCTTTTGCATAGCTCATGAGCAATGAAGCCATTGCATCTTGCCCGGTCTTCATGTCGGGGAAAATAGCAAAACGTCCATCGCTACCAGTTGCGCCATGCTTACGAGCAAAGTCACCGTACTCAATATTGCCGGGGTTATTGTTTCGCAGATTACGAGGAAGTCCCGCAGCCCCACCACCTTTTCCTGAAGCCTGATCTTGAGCTGCATGAATACGAGCAATTTCCTCGTCTTCGCCCTTGTTTAAGCCTTCGCTATGGAATAGCAATGCAGCAGCCCCAAATAGCTTAGAAAACGCTGCTGTGAGCCCTTCTCCAACGGATACGCCAACAATCTTCAAAGAAGACAGTGCGCCCTGCAGAGTTAAAGCTGCTCCACCGATTAAAGTCAACTGGGAAAGAAAGCCGTCCAGCTTTTTATCTGCATTGACAAAGCCTTCAAAGAAAGCCGTCCCGCCTTGAAGGGTTGCGCTTAATGCAGGATAAAGCTCGTCCATTAAGGCATTTTTTGCCTTGGAGAATGCTTGACTGGTTTCAGCCCATTGCTGCTGAAGCTTTTGAGCATTTTTGGTATTTTGTTCGGTTACGCCTGAAAGCTTGTATTGCTCGTCATAAAGCTTGCGAACTGCCTCAGACCCTTGGGAAAGGACCATATAGGTCTCTTTGTTGATTCCAAGCTGCTGAGCAAGGGTAAGCGTAAGCTGCTCACCGTTTTCTTGTTTAAAGCGTTTTAAAGCGTCTGCCA